GGGTTCATATCAAGTCAGTATTAGTCCATCGGCTCAGATTACGAATGTGTGGACTCCAGCCGTCTCTGTCGTCAATTCGGACTTGGTGGATACGCAGTCCGCGGCAATGGACTACATAGTCGACAACGAAACAGCCTTTACCAATGTTCTGGCGAAATCGACAGCCGCACCAAAAGTAGGGGGAGGTAGCGGAGCGGCGGCTTGGTTTAATAACTTGGGTAACAAAATTAAATCGGGATTCCAGAAATCCGTCAACGGAATCAAGACGGCGGCGACGGATTTAACGAAGGCTGTGAAGGCCATTGGTGAAAATAATTCGGGGGGCGCTGCGATTGATGCAGGTAAAGCAGTAAAAGCCTTGGGTTCAACAAATCCCGCTGCAGCTCCTATTACGCAGCCGATTGCTAATGGGTTCGGAAATATACTCGAGAGCGGGGGACAGAAGCTCCAAGAATTTCAGGGCAACAATCCGAATGAAGGTAGTGGAAACAATCCATCGCGCCCCACGATTATTATTCAGAACCCGAATCAGCGCCCCCCGATATATTCGAAACTCAACTATGCGGGTACGAATCGCGTCTTGGAAGTGTTTTTCAATGCTCCGCTTTTTCAGCTCTTTAATAGTTTCCCAGCTTTCGGGAATGGTTTTAAGACGGAATTGGCGACGGGTCAAAGAAATTACCGATTCATCTTCGCGAATTTGAATGGTATAGGAGAAACACAAATTACTCCTACTTATGGGAAGACGACGAATCCCATCAAAGTAACGACGATTATTCAGGAGTACTCTACGATTGCGAATATTTCGCCCATTACCAGCGTGGTTTTCTGTAGCAACACTTTGCCGATTGTTCCCAATTTAGTCTCCACGCCTCTGGTTTACAATGACTCGCAAATAATAAGTAAAGGCGGAGTAGATGCTGCCTTTGTGAATGTAATAACGGACTTGGCCAGTACGGATGGTAATTATCGACCCTATTTAGTTTATTTGCCGAGTGCCCAATATAGATACATTACCTTGCGGGGCAATCAGCCGCTTTACAATTTGGATTTAACCATATTTTATCGAACAAAATACGGAGACTTAATCCCTTTTACACTAGCCAGTGGAGCTTCGGTCACTATCAAATTGGCTTTTATAAAAAAGTCGAGCATCGGAAATAAAGAATTAGTTTAGCGAGTTCATCAATCCAAAAATATTATCGGTCATTATACTATACGAATAATGAGCGATATTCGCACCATCCTTGTGAAAGATTCCGTCATCGGAGACATCTCCAGCGATATTGATTTTGCTGTCTATTCCGGCTCTGCGCAAAACACATACCAAACTTTTCCTGCAACGAGCAACAGCAATTCATCAATGGTCTTTGCTGTGCAGATACCCTCGGAAAATGTGATAATCGACCGCGCAGTTATGATTTCTAGTCCGCTCTCGCTTGTGATTACGATTGATTCCAATAGTGCTCTCTATCAAGCCGCAAGTCCCCCTGCAGGATTTCAAGTCTTTAACTATGGTAGTACCGATTGCCTCCAAGCGTTCCCTTTGGCTGCGCTAATGAATACTGTTACGGCTCAGATAAATAATACCACCACGAGCGTGAATTTGCAGGATGTTCTACCTTCCATTTTAAAAATGAACTCGGTGCATCAACTTTCGCGTTATAGTTCGATGACGCCATTCTTTCCCGACACAATGTTCGGCGAATTTTCGGATGCTAAGAATTGCATTGCGAATGTTTTGTCGTCGGGTAATAATTCCATCCCCGACTTTCGTTATTTACCTCGCGGTGCGCACCCCGTTAAAATTAGCGTCATCCATACTGCGGATGCGATTCCCGAAATTGCTGCTGGACAAGGAGCAAATCAAGCACTTATACCTGCTGTCGCTGCAATCAACGACGGAAGTCTTCAAGTCGCAACTTTTCTGCCTACTACACAAGCTAATCGCCAGAACGGGGTGCATCGTGCAAATGAGAAGTGGGTCATCACATTAGAAACTATTTGCACCGAACCTCTTTTCCTCAGCCCATTCATCTATTCTGATGCGGAGTACAATTCACAAGGACTCGTTGGCGTTAATAATATGAACTTTCTATTCAACATCGATACAACTTGTCGTCGCGTCTTCTCCAGCTCCAATAAATTAATTAGCAATATAGCCTTGAATAATCCCAATGGATTCCAGCTTTCTAATGCGCTTTACAATGCGGGAAGTATTGGTACGATACGAGCTGGAACGCGTCCATCCTTACTTTTCCGTTTCCTTTCGTCACAGCCCAGTGATTTATTGCAGACGAAGAATGTTGTCCCCTTCCTTGATTTTCCGAGGTACATTACTTCTTCGAATACGACCAATACGATTGCCGCAACGAACCTATTTGACCAAGCAGGAGTCCCGATACCAGGTGCAACCGCTTCTACGGGTGTTATCATCACAAGCAACTTGCAAATTAATCAAGTACCCGACAAATTTATAATATCCGTGCGCTACCCAATGAACAACCAAGATTATTCGATGACGAACTCCTTCTTAGCGATTACTGGAGTCAGTGTGAATTTTAACAACCAGTCCGGGCTGTTGAGCAGCTGCAGTCCATACGCGTTGTGGCGTATGAGCGTAAAAAATGGTTCGCAGCAAGGCTGGGACGAGTTTAGCGGTCAGATGTATGTGAACACTCCGCAAACTAATGCAGCACAAGCACCAGCAGGTTACGGAGGGGGCGTTGGAAAAACAATTCCTACGATTGGTAGCTTATTAGTTATCAACCCTGCTTATGATTTATCGTTGCCCGACTATATTTCTTGCGGCAGTTTGGGTAATTATAATATTCAGTTCCAAATTAATGTGACGAACCAGTTTAACTGAAACATCAACCCCGAGGTCTGCGTAATTGCCGTCAACTCTGGTATCTTCGTTACTCAGCAGGGTGTCTCGAGTGTTTATCAAGGCCTCCTTACCAAGGAAATGGTATTGGCGACCAAGAGCGAATATCCTGCGGGTGCGATGACTTCTTCAGAGATTTCGCGCAAGATTGGCGGCAGTATGTTAAACTCGAGTTTGACGGCCATTGGTAAGATGAAGTCGGATAAAAAGAAAGGTGGAGCATCCGCGGGAGCGTTAGCTGGGGCAATGGGCGGTGGAAAATTATCCAAGCATTATTAAGGGCTTGTTATTTTGTTAGGGATGAGCAGATGATAATGCCGAATGCCGAAACCGAAAATGGAAAATAGAAAGTAGCCAATGAATCGATTTTCTTTCAAAAAAAGGGGGGGGGTCTAAAAAAAGTCAGAAAACGCAACAATAAAAGAATTCACAAATCCGTTTTCGGCATTCGGCTTTTCGGCATTCTCTTGCAAAAATAATTTAGCGAGAGATATATATAAGAATGGTTCAGACAGACATCGCCTACGATAATACTTATAATCGAAAGCTTGTTAATTTGTTACGCGAGATGGACGAGAAACATTGGAAGAAGGCTGGAGATTCTTATGCGCCAACTCTAATGGGAGAACGCTTAGGCAGTTTCCACGGAGAGCATCCCAAGATTGGTGGTGGAGCGCCTCAGCAATATGTTTCGCCTGGGAATTCTTCTTGCTATCCACCCGCGCATTTTCATACGGGGATGGTCACGCGAAGAAAGAAAGTGGGTGGAGATTGGTCGGACGCACTAGTGCAAGGCCTTGCGAGTGCCGCACCAGCATTGCTAATGGGGCTTGGAGAACCTGCTGCAGAAGAAGGCGGAAGATTAGCCCGAGCCAAGTCTATCGGTCGTAGAGTAAAGAGGGGACGCAAAGTAATGTTCGAGGGTCTCCCCAATACTTCTCCCGCAATAGCGCAAGTACCTCATAAGCGAAAAGGTCGAATGATTAAGGGGTCGCCCGAAGCTATGCAGTGGGCTGAAAAGATGCGCAAGTTGAGAGCGGAAAAGAAAAGAGGGGGCAGCGAGAATATAAAATCCACTCTGGTGGAAGAAGTCCCTTCTGTTCCCACGGGTGCGGGTCGTAAACGCAGAGCAAAGAAGGAGGGCGGATTCAGCTTACCGAAATTAAGCGACATTATGGAAATCGCCAAGCCCGTTGCGAAAGAGTTGGGTAAGGCTGCTTTAGACAAGGGCGTAAGCTTCCTTAAAGATAAAATATCTGGAGCTGGATTAAAGAAAACGGGCGCAGGTTCAGGCGGTCGTGCTAAACGCGCTGAAATAGTAAAGAAAATAATGAAAGAGAAAAATCTCAAAATGATAGAAGCATCGAAATATGTAAAGCAGCACGGACTTTATTAGCAGCTGCCCCCACCCCGTCATTTTAACATCTTACC